TATAGCTGGTCGGAATCGCGTTTTTTTCAAACTGAACGGTCTGTATATAGAACTCGGTTCCGACAGGGATGTTATTTGTGTCGACATCTTCTGGCATAGCGTAAATCTGAGCCGCATAAACTCCTGCTGTTGCACCAGTGAGAGTCGCTGTAGCATAGGTATAACCGTCACTTCCGGTTTTCGTTGTCACGCTTAAGCCGCCCGAGGTTCCAGTAGTCGCCCCGGTGCTGAAGAGAAATCGAGCCTCCCCAAAGAAGGTGGAATCCTTCACGATGCGGAATCTAAATCTACCGTAAGTGCCTTTAAATCTAGCGGAAACGGTGAAGGCATCTCCATCGGCTAGAGATACGGCACTGCTCTGAATGATCACGAGATTATTTACTGCATTATTGCAGATAGCCTTCATGGTCACTGCCTGAGTCGTCCCGTCATTTATTGCCGTGGCTGTCAGCGATGCGGCTTTGCCAGCCCACTTAGTAGGATCGTCACTGTTCAGGAAATAATTGGTGCTCTGACCTTCCATTAACAAACCGTCTCGTTCAAAACGTGGCTCGTTAATAGCGGCGATCTGCAATACACCGGATTTGTCGATATACGTTGCGGTCGAACTACGGGTAAATGTCATCGACTTTGACGACAGCTCAAGTACCTGACCCGAAATTGTCAGCGTGTCATATGGCGCAAAGCCCGCGAGCAGGCGCAGATCGTCATTAAGAGGTGCCCAAACGTCAGGGAAAGGTGCGGCTTCATAGGGCACAGACGTCAACAGTTGCGCGGCGGCCAGTGATGCTGCGGCACTGCTGGCGCTGGCGGCTGCGTTGGTCTCCGACGTTTTGGCATTCGTCTCAGAGGTTTTCGCGTTGGTTTCTGAGGTTTTCGCATTTGTCTTTGACGTGTCAGCAGCGGTGGCGCTGCTGGCCGCCGCATTTTTTGACGTGTTCGCGTTCGTCTCTGACGTTTTTGCGTTCTTCTCTGACGTTGCAGCTGCCGCGGCGCTGGTTCCTGCTGCACCCGCCTGGGCGATCAGCTTCGACCAGCTGGGACCCGTCTTTTTCGAGCCGTCTGCCAGGGTTACGGTGACGTCACCGGTGCCTGATAAAATCAGGTCCTGGTTGATGATACTACCTTGCGCCAGGCGAAACCCTTCTGTGACGGCTTTCGCCAAATCGTCATCAAGTGTGGCCATTCGTGATGTCCTTAAAATAAAAAACCCAGCCGGAGCTGGGTTATTGAGGTGTGGTTATGAGGGTCAGGAGGAGAAAGAGCCGGTGCCGCGCGTTACCGTCATTGTCGGGGCGGTAACACCGACCGACGCATTACTGGAAGTAACGGTGATGCTGGCGTCGATACGCTGGCCGCCCATGCCGGACGCCGCATGTCGGGCGGTGAGCCATACCCCACCAATGGGGACATCGTAGTTAATCGTGCGGGTGTTGCCTGCAATGACCATCTGCACGGTGGCCGTGACCGCACCTGTAATCCCTCGCACGTAGATCATCGCCTCCACAACGGCGTTTTTGCCGAGTCCGTTATTGCTGGAATCGGTGTAATGCATGTTCACGGTCGCAGTTGCGATGCCGTTTGATCTGCCGGTGGCGTCGGGGAATACCCCAGTGTTTGCCACGTCTCCAATGAAAGACGTTGCCTCTACGGTGCCCTTAAAGCTGCCGTCCGTCGCGTAAACCGTCCCGGAAAAACTCCCGTTAGTGGCATAGACTGTTCCTCTAATCGTCACGCTATTGAAATATGCCGATCCATCCTTACGGATACACCAGCCGCGCCCATTCGGGTCCCAGGGCCCGAGATCGTTCCAGTCACTGGAGCTGATCTGGTAACCGATCTTGGCGTTATCGATGGACCCGTCCTGGATAAACACCGAACGCAGAAATACTTGGCCGCCGGTCGCCGCAAACACCAGCTCCTGACCCTTCGTTGTCGGGTTATACACTCCGAACGTATCGGCAGAAATAAGGAAGTTTGAGGATCCAGTGGCATCAATGCCCAGCTGAATCCCAGCGATGCGTTTGATGCCGTTGGCTTCAACCTGGACTTTAACGCCCCACTGCGCGCTCAGCTTGCCGTTGATATCTGCAACAGCCTGGCTGGTCGTCTGAACATTGGCGTTGGTATCGCCAATAGCAGCCGTCACCTGCTGAATGCTGGTCGCCGTGGCGCTCTCCAGATCCGTAACGGCTTTATCAATGCGCGTAATGGCTGCAGCGTTGGTCTGGCCGTTTTGCTCTACCGTGGCCTTAAGCGTGGTGACCTGCTCCGCCACTGCACTGGTTGCATCCGCCGCGGTATTCCGGACGTCGGTGATCTCGGCCATCGTTTTCGTTTCGCCAACGGCAAACGTTACGCGTTGATCCGAGAACGCTGTGAAGTTAGCGAGCGCATTAGTGACGTTGCCAACAATACCGGCATCCCTGCTGGCAGTATTGCCATCCACATCGACTTTCAGACTGTCGATGCGGCGGCCCAGCGCGCTGTCAGCAGTTGTGCGGGCCGTGGTTTCCGTGCTGATGTCAGCCGTATTCTTGTCGGTAGCAGCTTTAACGGTATTCAGGGCCGAGGTCTGCGCTTTATCGTTATCAGCGACAGCTTTGGTGACCGTTGTGATATCTGCGGTGTTTTTGCCGACAGTCACCTGCAGTCCCGAAAGCGTGGTGGCCTGAGCCTCCTGCTCAGTTGTCAGCGTCGCCAGCTCCTGTGTAACGGAAGCCTGGTTAGCGTTAACGGTCGATTCCAGCTTCTTCCGCTCTGTCACCTCTGCTTCCTGCGCCGTGATGCGCGCCTGGCGTTCGGTATACATCAGGCCCGATGCCAGTTTAGACGGGTCGTCGCCGGTATATCCGCCCCGGATCTGCGTCGCAAGCGTTTCGCGCGCCGCGGCTTCCGCCTGGTCACCAGATACCCGGGCTGTCGTTTCCTGCTGCAGCGCAGCCATACCCGCGCCGGGAGTCGGCCGCCCGATCGCCACCCAGTCAATCAGGAGGTAGTTAGTCGCATCCTGTTTACTGGACAGGTCCAGGCGGATTTGATTGATCGTGGTGTCAGCCAGCCACGGGATATCATCGCACTCAAGAGTGGCAACGCCGTCGGAGTTATACGCAGGCTCGGCTACCGTGAAACGGTTGGTATCATTGAAACCTGCCGTGTTTCGCCAGCGTATTTCCCCTGCCCATGCAGGCGAGCCCACTTTCTTTATACGCAGCTTCAGGAAACGATACGCAGCCGCTGTAATTGCCAGTGCCCCGGGAGACGTAACGTACGGATCTGAGGCATGGTTAGCCGGGCGCAGCCAGCCATCAACAATGGTCGGCGTGCCGTTACCTGTCCAGCCTTCTGCTGAAGAATCGAAATACCAGATTTTAGCCGGATCGAACTGCGAGCCTGTACCGGCTGACACCTGCGCGATCTGCTGCGCCAGCGAGTCGGTGGTGGTCTGAATCGTCTGGTTGACGTTGCTGATATCCGCGACGCGCTCGTTCTTCTCGGTCAGTAGCGCCTGCCCGCGGGCCGTTGCCTCGTCGGTGATGGCTTTCTTACGGTCAGTGACTTCCTGCGCCAGGCCCGCTTTCGTTGCCGCCGATTCCGTCGTCACTGTCTTGATGTCGTCACGCGCTGACTGGATATCGTCACCCAGATCCGTGATTTCCGAAACAAGATCCTTATAGGCGTCGGACTGTTTGATCTGATTATCGATATCCACCAGATAATCTGCGGCATCCGAGCTGCTGCTGCCCTGAATGAAGTCAGTCCAGGCAGACTGGTTGCCGGTGCGATCAACAAGCCGCGCCCGGTACCAGAACCCTACCCCTGCTTTCAGGCCCAACTGCTGGTAAATTTGCTGGGGATACGGCACGCCAGCCAACAGCATAGGGTTCGCACCGGTTGACACCGTGGAATACTGAATTTCTGTCTGCAGCGTATCGCCAGTGCCCGCAGGGAAATCCCAGTCCAGCTGCACGCCCCACAGCAATGGCGTGGTACGGAAATTAACTGGCTTTGGAACATCGCCCACCCGGCCTTTGAGATGAGTCAGCGTTGACGTTGCCCACAGGCTGGAGGCCCCGCCTGAGTTTATCGCCCGGACCCGTACGAGGTAATCACCTTCAAAGATCCCCGGCACCTCGATGTTGCGGAGTCCGGTTTGCGGGACGTTTACCCACTCGCTATCATTACGGCGCCACTGAGCCTGATAGGCGATCACATCGGCCTGCGGCTTACCGGCTTTATCCAGCGGTACATCCCAGGACGCCGCCAGCGTCGCTATGCGCTGCCCCTGACGCACAGACTCGTAACTCGACACCACGATATTCCCGGGCTGTGAGACAACCCCCGTGGGGATGAGGCTGAGCGGAGGGATATCCAGACGCGCGTTATGGTCAACGGCATCATATTTGGATGCGTTGTATTCCGCGCCGGTGATGGAATAAGTGTTCTCCTCATCGTTAAAGGTCAGGTTCGTGACGCGGAAATACTGTAGGCGCAGCTGCCCGGCATCGATGACGAATACGGCGTTTGGCGCTGGCGCTGCTGTGAACGGCGTGGCCACGATCAGCTGCGTGCCGTTGACCGCCTGTATAACCCGGCTTTCCACAATGCCACCCTGGGTGCGGATCATCAGTGTGTCACCCGCGACGGCGCTGGTACCGCGATCGGTTGTTACCGCTTTAAGCCCGGCGTTATAGTCCGTGAGGCGACCACCATAAACGCGCCCGGAAACGCGCTCATCAGCGAAGGCAAACACGGTGCCCGGCACATAGGCGAAGCCATCAAGCCCGGTTTGCAGCGTAATGATGCGATCGAGAGAGTTGGAATAAACCGCCCACCCGCCGCGGCGCTGCGCCTCGCTCTCGCGTGTACAGCCGATGGCCGTGAGCTGGGTCTGTTTGAATTTGAACTGCTTCACCAGCTCAGGAAACATTACTGCGGTAGTGCGGTCCTGATAATGGTTATCCGGGTCGCTGAAGTTAATCAGCGCGCTCGAGAATCGCGTCTTTTCGCTGCCGCTGGAATACGTTGGCTTACCCACCACTGATGCGCGGGTGAGGATCTGCAGCTTCGAGGTGTCTGCCGGCATATCAGAGACAACATTGAACATGTTGTTGCCCCAGAACGTCATGCCGTTGAAGCCAGCAGCGATATCCTTGATAACCTGCCACGCGTCGGCCTGCGACTGGATATAGACGTCAAACATGAATCGCGGCTCTGTGCCGGTTCCGCCTTTCCCGTCCGGTACTTTCTGGTCACAGCGCTGGGCGATGCGGTAGAGCTCCCATTTATCGAGCATATCCACCGTTACCCGGCGACCCAGGCCGAAGCGCGGCTCTGTCAGGACATCAAACCAGATCCACGCTGGGTTGTTGGTCCAGCCCCATTTGAAGGTGCCATCCCATGTACCACTGTACGTCCTCGCAACGGGATCGTAGTTCTGCGGGATGCGGATTACCCGGCCTTTCGGCTTGCAGGATATCTTCGGGATATTACTGAACGCTTTGGCATTGAATGACACATACAGCAGCGCGGTATGCGGGTAGCGCAGGCGGGCATCGATCACCTCAGTGATGGCCTGTACCTGCGTTTTGTTCTGTAGCATCTGGCTGGTGCTGTCGGCGGTATCCCGAACCACCCGGATCTGCCAGCCAGTGGTGGCTTTGGGCAGATTGATGCGGTGCGTCAGTTCGTATAGTGAGCTGAGTTTCTCCGTTACCGTTTTGGTGAGCACGGTACTGTATGCGCCGCCATCTACCGCAACGTCAATGTGGTAGGCAACGGTAGTGCCGACGATATCGCCATCGTTTTCCTGCTGCTGCAGACCGGTGATACCGATGCGCACCAGCACCGCATCAAGCTGAGTATTGCTGATAGCACGGGTCCAGGGAGTGGCCTTCGTCAGCGATACACCGATACTGGTCTCGTTCTCCACAGCAGGAAAACCGGGGATCGGCGTCTGCGTCTGCGTGCCGGGGCGAAAATCCCAGGAGACGTTCTCAAAGTTCATCGAGCCATCGGCGTTACCCAGCGGCGTGCCGTCGAGGAAAATCCGGGTCGCATCCAGCCCACCAGCAAACTCACCCTCGCCAAGCGCCAGCAGCATGCGGCAACGCGCCATAGATTGGGCTGAATCAGGCTGTTCCACGGGCGTGTGCTGCTTCTGGCTGCCACCCTTTGCACCAGTAATCGTTGCCATATTGCATCCATAAAAAAAGCACCCGAGTGGGTGCTAATTGAAGAGTGAGAAGCTGTCAGATGTCCTCTGCCACAATCCCTGCTGAAATAATGGCGCCGCCTATCTCGCGCTCGCCATACAGCAGTGCGACCGGGTTGCCCATTGCCAGCGTATTGACGGCGCCGCCAAAAGCATAACTGGGCTTATTATCGGGATCATCGCGTCCCTGTAGGCCTTTAGGCTGCGGCGAGAGCATCTGGTAAATGCCGCCGGCCATCATGCTGGCGCCACCGATAAGTAACGAAGGCGCGAATGCCTGCCCGCCTGGTATGAACGAAGCAACCACCCCAGCAACCACCATGACTGCCCCAAGTATCGTCTGGAACATACCCGCTTTTTTTGCCCCCTCCATCACTGGTGCAATTCGAATATCGCTATCCCCGGTCAGATCCCTGAAGTCATCCGCGCCGATGTTGCGCTTACCGCGGAACACTGCGAAAGTCATGCCGTTTTTTTTGGCGTTCATCAGGTAGCTTTCAAGCCCGTCGAAATTGATGCAGAGTGCCTTCACGGCCTCCGCCGAGGTCTGAACCGCCAGCCTGTGAACGCGGCCAAACCGGGCCCCCAGCGCCCCGTACAGGCGAATCGTGGTTAAACGCGCCATGGTTGAATCTCCTGCTGCAGGTCTTTGTGACGAACGCAGATCATGGTCCGGTCTTTGAAGTAGCCGCGGGCGTACGGCGTGACGCATGAAGGCTGGCCGTAAAGATGGTGCAGCAATTCGCCTTCTTCAGTGATGATCCCCGCGTGGTTCCACTTAGCCGACTCCACCTGCATGATGACCATGCAGCCGGGCGCAGGATCGCACTCGACAAACCCTTCCCGCTCCCAGTTCTCGAAATACAGGTTGTCCGGGTATTGGCTTTCCCACCATGGGTAATCCACCCGAAAATCGTTAAGCGTCACGCCCTGGATGGCGTGCCAGTCCATGACCAGCCCCCAGCAGTCGTGCGAACCCAGAATGAACGGGCGGCCAATCAGCGGGATGGCGTCCGGCGCTACCTCTGCATACTCATCGCAGTCGGGCGCGTAGATACCCCAAACCACGCCAGAGTTATTGCACTGCTGGCGATCGAGGTCTGAGGGGATAGGTCGTGCGCCGTCGCCCGGGTGGGAATGGATAACGCGGACAATCGTTCCGGCATCCTCAGCATTCGCCCAGTGCTCGCCGTCGATTCGGAAATGCTCTGTGGGGTTTTCGTGGCTATTCGGTACCGGGATGTAACGCTGACGCCGCCCTGACTGGATGACGAAGCCGCAGCACTCGCGCGGGGATTCCTCCAGCGCATGCGCGCGGATCGCCGCCATAATGGTTTTGTTCATTGGTATGTCCGGTTATCGGGAGAAGAGAACGGTTGCCGGGAAGCCGCCAAAATCGAGGTTTGCTGCGTTAGGCTCTGCCAGTCCGGCGCCAAACCGCTTACGGCAGTCACTGAGGCAGCCGCCGCATACATCCAGCGCCGGGTCAGCTACAGCATTGCCTTTCGCATCGAAATAAGCCGTACCGTTGTAGGTGCAGCCGTCGCCGCTGCGGTATTGCCCGCGTAGCGCCCATTCGCAGAGCGAGGTGATTTGCCGGGTGGGGATCACCAACCCCTGCAGGTCTGCCGGGCTGCTCATTGCCCACGACACCACCTCATCATCTTCTGAGGTTTTGGTATCCAGCCAGAAGGTTTGCAGAGAGAACGCCGTCGGATCCGCCGCAGGGTTTACGCCACCCGGGAAGTTCACCGCATCGAGGTAAATGGCATAGGTGTCGATGATGCTCACCTTCGCATTCACCATATCTTTGAACTGAAGGCACAGCGCGGTGATATGCCCGTCGAGGTTGGAAACATTGAGCTTCGGCTCAGCGGCCTGGTCAGTGGAGAGCGACAGGTCCGCTACCTGGAAGGGCCAGAATTCGTATGCGTTGCCGTTCCAGATTATCGGCTTCGGACCCAGCTTCGACTCGTCGCCGTTCGCCGCGTCAATCTCTGCTGGCGTGTGGGGGAATGGTGCGTAGTGAAAGCGGTGAATCCCGCCACTGAACTCGGAGGCGTCCACTTCGACCAGGCGGATCCTGCCCCCCGGTGCCAGCATCGCCGCCTGATCGACAAATGCCATTATGCATATACCCCGTAAGCCCGTTTGATTGTGAAGGTCAGCTCAGAGAATTTACTGTTTAGTTGGTTTTTCCGCACGGAGTCAGCGACAACCCGGTACAGCCCTTTCACTTCACCTGGCGGCGTGATGATGAAGGCCTTGACCGTGTGGGCCAGCAGGAAATCGCGGATCGTGTTCACTTCCGCCTCTGCGCCGACATGCTTCATCGGTACTTGAATAGCCGTGGAGTTAATGCCATTTTCGGCCACCTGCTCATAACCGTCGCCAAACTGCGCAGTGCGTAGCGACTGGCCGTATTCAACAGGTCCGGCACCGAGCTGCGAGCGCCAGCTGTAGGTTTCAACTGCCATATTTGCTCCATAAAAAAAGCCACCCGAAGGTGGCTTATCAGTAATAAGTAGTAGATTAGCGGTTTTCACAACCAAGCTGAGACTTGTCGATAATCTGCGTGCCTTCGACACGGAAACCATATGTGCCGAAAAGAAATGCGTGGTTTAACTGATAGATAACAACATCGCTTAGACCTACGGAACACTTATCTTTTTCAATAGCTCGATCCATTGCTGTTTTAACGCTTGGAATGCCCAATGGGAAAATGACAATAGGAGCTTTGTCTTCACCAGTCACACGTTGACCTTTTTCAAACTTAGCTGCGTTCAGGTTGTAGTTTTTGGTACTTCCTACGGTCATATCAGCAACACGAACAGTACAGCCAGACAGCATTAAAGCCCCAAGAGTTAAAGCAACTACCTTCTTCATTTTACGTTTCCTTTGATTGCAATCGGAAACATCTTAACATGATGAATAATATGATCAAAAAAATCGAAGCGGGCTATGCGCCTTTAGTGAAGTTGTAGATCATGCCACCCGGCTTAAGATGTTTTTGAACCACCTGCAGAGCAGCTTTCTGCATTTCTTCAGCGAGCGCACGCCCCATAGCATCGCCAGAGCTGGAGGTTTGGGCCGTAGCGGTGCCGCCAGCATCCACGTTGATGGTGGTATTAATCACAGGAGCCATACCGCCACCGCCTTGCGCCCTGACGCCCAAGCGACCAGATGAATCACGCGTCAGCGGCATGATAGCTTCAGCACCGGCCTCAGCGAAGACACCGCCTTTGGCAAACTTAGACGCCCCCTGGAACGCAAAGTACTGAGGTGAATCGTAAACGCCATTCACATACTTACTGAGCCCAGGTGATTCATAGACACCACCTTTAGCATTGAACGTAACGCCAGAAGCTGCGCTGGCATAAGCGCCGCCAGGTGTTGAACCGCCACCAGCACCGCCGCTTATCCATCCCATAGCGGCCTGAACCGCATAGGCCACCATCAGGCGGTTTGTCACGTCTAGGATCATCTTAAGCATCGATTTGCCAAACTCTTTGATGGAGGCTTTGCCTGTCATCATGAGATCGGTCAGCATGTCAGACAATCCCGTCAGCGTTGAGCTGGCTACGTTCTTCACGGCGTCATAGGTATTGGTAGCTGCATCCAAATACTCATTCCATCCGCTGACCGAGCCTGATTTCCAGTCGCTTCGCAGCCTCTCCTCTTCGGCGTAATAATTCTTAAGCGCAGCCAACTCCTTCTGATAGCCATCGCTCTCAAGGTCACCACCGCTATTAAGCCACCCTTGCCGTAGTTGAGCCTCTTCCCTTAAGCGCTGGGCCTGCCGGCTACTCAAGCCAGCGCTATCGTTTAATGCAGCAGTCTTTTCCGCCATCTGGGTGACGTATTTCTGAGAACTGTCCTGCAACCGATTCAGTCGTTCCTGAATAGCAATCTGATCACCAAGACCTGCATTTAGTTCCGCTTGAGCCAGCACGCGATCTTTGGTAGACAACAGGGATTGCTCATCCTTGGATAATGCTCGAGTCTTGGATGCCTCCTCTAGAATGCTGAATTTCGACATCAGCTCCCATTGTTGCTTGCGCTGCTGGCTGATCACATCGTTTAGGTCACGATGATCCTGAAGCGTTTTGAGCTGCGCTTGTAACGAGAGGGTTTCGGCATTGGTACTGTCAAGGCTGCGCGTACCGGTATCAATCTTAACCGCGGGAGTTTTTGGCGTTTTGGCATCCGCATAGCGCTTCTCTATACCAGCTTTAATCATCTGGTATTCGGAATCAGTATATTTTGCCCGGTCAGCGGCAAGCTGTTTAAGCTCACGGGCACGCTTTACGGCATTGGATTCAAATTGCTCAAGGTTGTTATTTCGACGCTGCGACGCTTCGAGATCGCGCTGGTTTGCCTCGGCTTCCTTTTCTTTCTGCTCGGCGGCCTGAGTTTGCAGGGCCAGTGTTTTTTGTAATGCACTGATCTGCGATTTGGTCGAAGCAACCAATGCCTCCTGATCCTTGCGGCGCTGAGCGGCAGCGGCATCTTGGAAGTTACTGCTTTGCCGCCCAAACCCGTAATCAGGGCTTGCTGCAGCGCTATTCTGTAACGTGGTGAGCGTTTCCTGCTGCGCCTTAAGTCGCTCTTTGAGACCCTTCAGCGTATCCTCAGGCGTGACCTGGCGCCCCACGTTGAGCATCTGATCCCAGGCTGATGCCGCTGAGTCCTTAATCGCTTTCCACAGTCGCTCAATATCCCCCAAATTTTCCTTAATCTGGGTCGTACGACTCTTCATGGTGCTGGCGTAGGTATCGATAGCCAGTTTCGCCGCCCCGGTCGCATCTCCCTGCTTTTGGAGAGCAACAATCTGATCGTAAATGGTCGCGTTCAGATAGTGATATTGCTCATTCAGGGCGATTGAAGCTTTGACTGGGTCATCAGCAAGCCGCTTGAAGTCAGCGATCGTTTTATCGATAGCCTGACCGGTAGCGCTCTGCATTGCCACAGCAGAGGCTGCAACCGACTCAAGTGCATTACCCTTAAACGCGCCAGTGCCCAGCGCGGCGGCAATGGCCTGCGCAGCAGCAGAAATCTTACCCGCGCTTCCACCAATGCGTTCGGCCATATTGGCAAGGTCGGCTGATGTTTTTCCGGTGTAGTTCCCGGTCAGCAGTAACTGCCGATTAAATTCACTCGCCTCCTGGCTGCCCTGGTACAACGCTATCGCCATCGCCCCGGCCCCTACGACCAGTGAAGCGATCCCAACGGTAAGTGGGTTAACGAAGCCAATCATTGTGCGGAGGTAGTCAACAACCCCAGTGAGTGCCCCCTTTACACCACCAAACTGGTCTTTAATCTGCCCGCCCTGCTGGAGCAGGATCAGGAACGGAGACTGCCCACCGGCCAGCTGCGTGGCGATATCGGTGAACTGTGCTGGTAGCGTGCGCATTGCCGCGCTGTACTGGCCTACAGAAATACCAGTGCGGCGTGCGGCGGCCTCCTGACGCGATAATGCCTCAGGCAGCACGTCAGCCACGCCAGAGAGCCTCTCACGCGTCTGGTTGAGGATGGTGTTGAAGTGATCAAACTGAGCGCTGTTGATACGCCCCGATTCGAAGTGCGCCACCAACTGGGCGTGCTGTTCATCCAGCGAATTGAACGCGCGGATCGTGGGGTCGATGGAGCCCAGCAGGTTCTTCAGTGCGGCAGATTGCTTTTCGGCAGCCTGGGTGGCGGCCAGTTCGGCCTGGGCCCGCGCTGCTGCCTCGCCGGTATCGGTCAGCTTCAGCCGGGTGTCATCCAGGATCTTGTTATAGGCCTGGAATGTATCGGTATCCAGAAAGCCCCTGGTCTGGAAGTTACGCAGCGCAGCCTGCTGTTCGTCCAGGCGGTTCAGCGCCTTGGTGACCGGGTCGATATTCTCCAGCAGGCCTTTGAGCGCAGTCTGTTGCTCTTTAAGACCTTCGCTGCCCTGCTTCGCAGACTCAGCGCCAGCGCGGAATACGCTGTTAAGGTCATCGGCTTTGCCTACGGCTCCCGCCGCGGCTTCACCGAGTTTATCCAGTTCATTGCTGGCCGTTTTCAGATCGGAAACGTCAGCACGCAATGTGATCGAGGCGATTTGGTCACTCATCAGGCCGTCTCCTTATGCATCACTTTGAGAGCCTCGCTTTCCATGATTCGAATATCAGCCATGCAGGCCGCCGCATCCTTAACCCCGTGCAACTCAAACACCCAGGGGAGAACGTTGTAATCAAGACCGGTCGCACCACTCGCGCCGACGCGCCATTGGGTCGCCAGCGTGGAGAAGACGGTAAAGGCTTCCCATATGGATGGCAGGATCCCCACCTCTTCCTCCACATCTTCAGGCGTTAAACCAAAAGCGGCTAACTCCGCGAGTGTCGGTCCCGGTGTATACATCGCTGCGGCGACCTGCCTCAGTTTTTTTCGCGGATACCCATCAGCTCTTTGGTGTAGGCCAGGCCGATGCTGTCGAACGCGCGCGGATAGTTCTGCAGGAGGACGATCACGTTATCGCGGGTGAACTCGTCCGGCAGCGCCCAGCCTTCGACGATCTCCATCAGATAGTCGGCCTGTGGTGCGATAGGAGCTTTTTTGCCATCGGCCTTTTTTTGCAGTTGCTCGTCCAGAGCGCGCAGCTCTTCAAGCGTTTTATGGCGGAAGGTGAAGGTCAGTTTGCCGTCTTCTTTCCCGGCTTGTGGGATGCTGGCAGTAGCTGAAAAGGTCGGATTCGGGATCAGGGTGAATTGGGTCATTTCGGTTCCTTAAAATTAAAAAACCCGCCGGAGCGGGTCTTAAATTGGATAATGGTGTATGAGCAACACTCACAAAAAAGCCACTTATGTTTAGTGGCTCTCAGTCTCTGAAATTTGTTGGTGACTACTTGTAATTTTATCCATTAAAGATTTTTCGATTTCAAAAGTGAAACTCTCTCCCGTAGTCACACTGACCACGCATCTAAAGTCTTTGGGGTTGGCATTTTGCTCTTTTAAACCCAATGCCATTTCTTCAATCCATTCAGACTTGCCATCAATATCTATCCAAAAAGTTGCCTGCTCCCCATAATCTAATTTTTGAGGCAATTGCATTGATAATGGCGAGTGGAACGGTTGATAAAACGAAATATCTTTTTTGAATGTCCAATTTATAGATGTGACTTTTACAGTAAGAAGCGCCAAGTTTGTAATAACAATCATCACCCCTTTCTTTTGATAAGGTCCTTGCCACGTTATTCCGACATTAACTCGGCAACCGATATGTGCCTTAGGTTTTTTTAGGCCCAGATGCAAAGAAACACATACAGCCAAAAAAGTCGCTATACCCGCAACCCATGTCCCTATCATAGACCAAAATGCCCAGCTAGCAGCATCCTGAGCAGCCTTAAGCGTTGCCAATGCCATCACTTTATCATCCATAAATACCTCACATTTTTTGGATGAGTATATTCGAAAGCACTTTACCTGGCACTCCGCAAATACCCGCTGTAATACTTTTGTATGAAGGTACGTAATAAGCCCGGCGAACCGGGCCTGGTTGGTTAGCTGATAGTGACGGCGCAAGCAGCCGAGGTAAGAGTCTTGCCAGCGGCATCGGTGACTTCGCAGGTGTAAGAGCCAGCATCGCCGGATGCGACCGATGCGATGTTGAACGTCGAAGCGGTTTTGCCCGGAATAGCTGTGCTGCCTTTCTTCCACACGTAGGTGTACGGCGCGGAACCGCCCTGCATAACCACAGCCAGATCCAGTGCAGCGCCAGGCGCAAGAGATTTGGTAGCTGGAAGGTCAGTCAGGAACGCCAGCGGCATAGCCGAGGAATCAGCGATCGGGTAAATCTGCATATCCGATTCGAAGTTCATGCGCGCTTCGTTGCTTTCCACGGCGTTGATTTCGGTACGCGGCACACGCTGGAAGGATACCTTGGCAGAGTAGTAACGATCCGCCTTGCCCCGTGGGTTGTGGAACCAGACCGCTGTGGTATCGCTGGAGTCATCCAGGTCAATCAGACGTTTGTATATCGCCAGCTGCGGGTCATGTGCGAAGGTGTAGACCTGAACCACGGCGTTTTTGAACGTCGGGATGGTGCGGGCCTTATCATCTTCCAGGAACTGCACGCTGATGGTCTGCTGGTCACCGCCCTCAGTGGACAGCGTCATGACCTGCGGCATGGTGATCCACGAGTCGACCTTGCGCAGAGTCCCCGCGCCAGTGCCCGCCGGGAATTTCTTGGTGTCGGTGGTATCGAAGGCTTCCAGCACGATTTTATTGCTGGTCACCGATTTAACGCGCAGCACCATGTTATCGAGCTTCAGCCAGCCAGAACTCACCTGGACGACATCGCCCGCGAGGATCCCTGCAGCAGATGCAACGGTCAGTTCGCATTCCGTCGCGTTGGAGGCTGCAGTGAAGACAATCGACGCAAGATAGGCCTTGGCCACGTTCACACGTGACCCGTTAGGGATTGCGAATGCCATTGCATTCTCCTGAATTGAGGTAATAAAAAACCCACCAGGCGGCGGGTCAGTAATCAGCGCGGTACTGCATGCTGACGGGGGTGGTGTAGGTGATGGAGCCGCTACTGCCGTTTGGTGCTGATGTCGGGCGATCCTGTATCGGCGTACGCACCTGCGGCGGGCCGTTGATGAAGACGGTCAGGTCTCCATCCACAAGCGGCAGCCCTTCGGGGAAGGCATCGGCAACAGACTTTGCCAGCCCTCGGGCCAGGGTCACACCGCTGCCTGCAGGAGCGATGATGTTGAGCTGGAGAATGCCCTGGTACGTACGCAACTGACCTTCCAGGTCCTGCCCCACGGTTTGCGCCGGCAGAACATAAACACGCCCGTATGGCGAATTATCAGGGGGAGTGAACGCGATGTTCGGCCAGGCCACTGGCAGTCCAATCGAGGAGCAGATAACCGCGATACGACCTTCCAGCAGTTCAGCGATCCGTTTTGACTGGTCACCGGCCATTGCGCACCTCGCTTATTGCTTCACGGAACAGCTGCGCGGCGTCCAGCGCGGTGATGCCCACCATGCCACCGGGGGCCTGCCCGGAGTGCCCGTTCTCCAGCGCCTGTGCATACGGCAGGTTATTGGTGAAGAAAATCGAGTTGACCTGTCCTACCCGGAACACCTCGAGCACTGCAACACCGCGGGAGTTGGAACCCTGACCGGAAGCGTCCGGTGTATCGTTGGATTGGGTCGGCTGGCTATCAAAGCCCACATACCAGTTGTTTTTGAACCGCCCGCCGACATAGCCATCAGGCTTTTTGATGTCCATCGAGTCATTAACACGCAGGCCGCGCTTGAGCCGTCCTGAATTGGTCAGATTGGCCGGGTCATCACGCAGGGTCGCGTTATGCTCCCGCACTGCAGTATTGTACGCCGTTGCAGTCTGGTTGACCTGCCAGATATCCGGTTGGCCCACCGGGGACATTTCGACCAGGCGCCCGAGGATTTTAATACCCGTCCGACGCACTACCTCGTCCATCTCCTGCTTTGAGCTATCCACGAACAACTGAATGGCAGCCAGGAACGGCTGATTAACTGTTCCGGCCATAGTTACGCCCTCAGTTGGATGTTGTAGGAGATCAGCATATCGGCAGGCTTAACCGGGTTCGGCTGCACCACGCGCCACTTTTTGCCGTCGATTTCGATGCGGTCATCGATGCGCACTTCCGTTTCGAACGTGGCCGCCAACTTCTTATCGCCGGTGGCGATCAGGGAGCCATCAATTTCGCGGGAGGAGTATTCGGTGATAACACCGGTTACGGTCGCGGTAATGGCCGGGGTGGTGACTTCTTTCCCGAACTGGTCACGGACGGTGCCGCCGCCGCGGGTAAGCTGGTAGGCCTTCCCGTTCTCGGTTAGCAGCCGGGTCGCCGTCGCGCGCATGCGTCGATAGTCGATTGGCATATCACCCTCTTTCGATACGGATCTGATTGCCGCCCACCACCAGCCCGCGCAGCGATGAATAGAACCACGGGAATGACGGCGCGGCCTTATTCGTACCCGGCTCATACTGAACGGTTAACGCACCCTCGACACGCTCCATAATCACCGCCCCGCTACCAGCAACCGAAGGCGTGAGGTCAATCTCCTGCGATTCGATAGCCAAGCGGCACTGTGCGTCAACGAGGCGCTGTGGGATAATGTCATCCGGCAGGTCAACGCCATCAAAACGCACTCCTGCGCGTGGCCATGACAGCGGCTGCAATATGCTGGAGCGCTGGCCACGCCATTCCTTCCCTTCCAGATAGTCCATTGCCTGCATCAGCATCTGGCCGCACTCGCTGTCATCGGCAGGAATGGTATATCCGCGCCCCTCCGCGAAAACACGTAGGTCGACAACGCTGGCGTAGCTGTTGAAGTCAGGCGAATTGGGATCGGCAACCAGCATGGTTATTCCTCCAGTCGCCAGTCCAGCGCCAGCCAGTTATCGACTTCGTCAGGGTGTACCTCAGCGCTCAGCGGGCCGCCGGGGAACTCTGGGGTGTCGCGCACCATCACCACCAGCTCAAAACCTAGATGGTCCTGCTGCTGGTCCTGCTGCTGGTCCTGCTGCTGGTCCTGCTGCTGGTCCTGCTGCTGGTCCTGCTGCTGGTCCTGCTGAACAGGAGTTTGTTCGCCGCCGCTCTGCGCCGCAAGCTTTTCAGCCTCACGCTGCGCGCGCTGCTCTTTGGTCAATCCGGCCATTAGGCCTCCTGAATAACAAAGGGGCCTAAGCCCCAGTGATTAGCCCATGATGATGGTGGAATGCTCAGGCTGCACGGCTGCAACGCCCCACGCCACACCAACTTCATAACGCACCTGACGGTACTGGCGATACAGCGCGATCTGGAAGGTGATGCCGGATACCGGGTCGGTCACGTTCATCACATCGTCGGCGGTGTCGCCGCCTTTTGGCATTGCCGGGGTGCGGCACGCCAGCAGGAATGCGTTGCGGTCGAACGCCATGTTTGGAGCAAACTCGCTCAGCACGGTAACGGCTGCCTGGTCTGCCAGATCCTGACGCAGACCCGGCGCACCAATGGTAATGCTAGAAGAAGTGGCGGCAACGACCAGATACTGATTGTCATCACCATCGAATTTCACTGCGGTACCGACTGCAATCCCACCTGTACCCGCAGAGATAGCCACAATGATGTCGCCCTCTTTCTTCGCACCGTTGACCTTGTAGCCTGCTGCTGTGCTTTTCGCGGTGCGCTTGATGTTGGCGGATTCATGCAGGTTGAAGCCCATCACGCGACCGATGATGCCTTCGCGCAATAGCTGGTCGGTTCCGGCTTCATTCGCTTTGAACAGCACGGACTGCTTACCACGAATGGAGGCCATCGCCTCACCGCCCAGCACCATACGCAGGTCGGTAGTTGGCGCACCGTTATCAACCAGAATCTGGCGAGCCAGCGCCGCATCAGACAGGTCGTCTTTAATGCTGAACGGCGTATCTTTCGGCGCACCGACAGCGCGAGAGGATTTGTAGTACAGCGCCGCCAGGTCAGCGTCCATCTCATTGCTCAGCGCACGGAAGGCCTGAGAGAACTGGTCAGCCAGGATGACGTCGTAGTTACCTGATGGTCCGATAGCAAGCTGCTCTTCACCGTTCCATTTGACTGGGGCCATTTTGGATTTGGTGATTTTGACATCCACGGTACCGATGTTCTGATCGCCATCGTTCGGTGCGGTCGCTGCAGGGGTGATATCTACGGTGGTAGTTTTTGGTGCCACCGGCGCGGTGACGGTCTGGTCTTTAGCCGCAGCATCAGCTTTCGCGTTGCGCGCCACGGCAGGGATGAAGCCCACTTGCTCGCGGGATACGCGGTTCAGTGCGGTGTATAGAGTGGGAATCAACCCAGTAAGCGTATTGCTCATATTCTAAATATCCTTTCGATTAATCGACGATGCTTACGCCGTCGCTAAGCGCAGCCTGCTTGCCTGCGCCATCAAGAGCGTCAAACGCACCGCGTTTCATGGTTTTCTGCCCGGCCTGATGCTGCGACTGGTGGGAGCCACCACCGCTATTGCCGGACGCTTTGAGGATGTAGTCTTTCTGCGGATGCAACTCGACCAGAGATTCCAGCGCTTCATCGAAGCCAGCCAGTTCACCGGGTTTGGTACGGGAGAACACCTTATTGCCCTGCCCGTCGTAAGCCACGACCTTGCCATCTTCGATTTTGAAGTTCTGCCCGAAGTGGGAACGCACGAACTCAGCCGGGATCGCCATCTTCTCGGAGATGAACTTCGAACCACCGAAGCGGCCGCCGATCATCTCGTCGTAGAGCTGGGTTTCCAGCTGCTTGGTTTTGCCGTTCGCTTCGTCCAGTTGCTGCTGGTAAACCTTGGTGATCTCAGCCTTAACCTGGTCAACGGCACCAGCGTCGATCAGTTTCTTCTGGTCGATTTTGGTCATCATCTCCAGGGCTTCGAGCGCCTTGGTCGGGTCGCTGATGCCAGCGAATTTCGCGAGACTGGCTTCCGCCTGCTCCTTCGCCTCACGGTGAGTTTTGGCCTCACCGTTCAGAGAGGTGATTTTGGTCATCGCGGCGGCCGCATCGAACGGGATCTCTTTGCCGTCATCATGGACATACACAGGCATACCGTTTTCAACGACCACATTGCCGTTGGCATCAAGTTTGAGTTTCATTGTTTTGCTCCAGCCTTCCGGCCATTGGTAATGGGTCATCCGACCCGGTCACCGCGTCGCATCCGCTCAGCGGCAGGCATAAAAAAAGGCCGCCCGAAGGCAGCCTGATGTTGATGAGGTTTGTGTTATTCAAATGCCGACGCATCCACGCGGCGCAGTTCGTCCAGGGTCAGGAACTCCCCGGCATCATTGAACATCTCCGGCACCGTGATTTTGCCGTCACGTAGCATCATGGCGCGGGTGACTCCCAGGACCTGCTCCTGCCGTGCGTACGGTTGCCGGGTAATCCAGTCGGCATAGCTGGTATGCGCTGGTACCTGCCCGTCCATCGAGGCGCGCGTAGCGCTGCTCAGCTCGCCAGAGGATATCTGCAATTCTTCCCACGATTTGGTAATCAGGATTTCGCCGGAGCGACAGCAGAAGTGGATTTTGCCGGGGCCGCGGAGATACGGCACCACATGCCCCAGCGGCTTGCCGTCGAGCGTATAGAGTTTGCGGTCGCGGATGATGCACCACTGGCTGGTATGCGTGTCCAGCGTTGAGGACCACTGTTTGGCCTTCACGATATCGCTGTTGGCCTGGGCGAACTCCTGACGCGCCGTAGCGGCCATGTGATTTACCGCGGTGCGGGTCACCACTGCCAGGTCGCGACGGGAGGCGTTGATCACACCGTCTTCACGGTTGAGTTTCGGCGTGCCGGCAACGCGCCGGACAATCTGCTCTACCGTTTCTCCCTGGAGGAAGCCGGAGCGCACGGCATTGGTGATTTTATCCAGCCGATCCGATTCGAGCTTTTGCCCCCATTCTTTCAGCAACCGTCCCTGGAAAGGCTGCGCGACTGCTGCGGCGTAAACCTGCTCGGGTGCAATGCTCTGCAGAGGCACATGCTTAAGGATCTGCTTCGGGATAATGCTGCTGAACAGGTCTAGCTGGTACCCGGACTCATACTCAACGTAGCGCGTCAGCTCACGTGCCAGCGCCGCGTTAACCGGTTCGTAGGCCTGCTGGTTCAGGTCGCGTACGCCAGCCAGCAGCGAAGCCAGACGGCGGGCGCTGTAGGTGTCGGCACGCTTGCCGTCCAGTAGCACCAGCAGCCTAGCCGCCAGGTCATTATCCATCTTACTCAGCAACGCCACCATTCGCCGGGCGACGCCATTACCATAGCGCGTCACATACAGCCCGTGCGCTATGGTCTCGTCCTGCAGGCGATCGTTAATGGACCGGGCCATATCACACCTCGCCCGGTGGCGGTTCTGTCAATGAGGCTGATTCAGCCAGCAGCTCGCTCAGCACCATATCGGGATCCGCATCAGCATCGATGATGTTCAGCTTCTGCAATGACTTGATTGCGTCCGCGCGGCGGATATCGCCACCCTGGCGCAGCGACTGGATGGCCAGCGCCGCCGGAGGGTTGAACTCTTTCGACTCGACATCCAGTTCAGTGCGGACATCAACGCTGCCGCCGTCTTTCTCGCCGATGTACTCGGCCATGATTTGCAGGATGTTGTCGATCGCGTCTTCCAGGCTGGTTGCCATGGTGTAGAGCGGCGACTGCTCCTGCATCTTCTCTTCCGATGTCTGGTCAACAGACTTGGTCGAGGTGTTATCAGTGCGCAGCAGTTTCGCGCCCGCCTGGCGCATCTGCTCCACCAGCTCAGCCAGCGACTCTTTACCAGCACCGATAGAGGAGCCTGTGTGCTCGACGTATTCGAGCCCTTGTTTCTGTCGATCGTTAAAGCTTGCCGCAGAAGAAGAGCCAATAACCAGTTCCTGCCCCTCCTCGAGCCCGAACACGGTTAGGATCGGTACCCGGGCGACGTGCAGGATGTTGTCCTGCTCACTCTGGCTCTGCCAGTGCTTGACGTTCAGCAGCGCCATGTTGAGCAGCGGTGGCGAACCGCACATAAAGCCAGTGCGCTTGGTGTAGAGCGTGACCAGCGTTATGTCCTTGCGGGATGTTGTCCATTCGTCGTGCAGCGTCCAGTTTGCCTGGGCATTGTCCCCAGTAGCCTTCCGGTAAATCTGCACTTTCCCGGGTGTCAGGTAGCGAATTTGTTCGACTTTCGTCTGACCGAAGTCGTCACCGTCTTCAACAACAACCTCTTTGATGCGCAACTCGGTGAGCGCAACCTTGCCGCCGGTCATCTTCGATCTCCAGCCGATCACCTGACGTGGGTTAAGCATAGTGACGTACGGGCGCGCGCCGGTGGCCTTCTCATCAGCCTTGGTCTTGACCTGTTCGGCATCTATCCGGGGATAATCCACCAGCGCATGCGAAAGACCGTACTGCATCGCCAGACTGAAGAACGCCTGCGCCCAGACATCGAGGCGACTACCTTCAAGATCCACGTTCCTCGCAAATTCGCGCAGCGCATCCGGGACATTCTCGCCAAGTTGGATCGGCTCAGCGAACACGCGCCCAACGTTCTGGTTGATGGTCTCTTCGTAGGCGGGAAGAAGCGTGGCCACAGCCAGGCGCTTTTTGTAATCCTCTTTGTCCTCTTTCGGCCAGCGTGGCAGATAAGCTTCTCCCAGCTGGCGCATGTACAGCGTGCCGCCCATCAGGGCATCGTTAATGTCCCACGCCTGCACCATGTTCCCATAGTCCAGATTGGGTGTTGAAATATCAGGCATGGAGTTAGATCCGTAGGTTAGTGACTTTGCCAGTTGGTTTGATGATCGGGAATTGCTTCACGATGTAATATCCACCAGCATCATTGGGGTGGTCGTTATCAGCTGATTTATCCGGCTCACCGTTCGCCGCCCACACTTGTTGTTCAAGGCTGTCGGTGTATACCGGGCAGCGGGTCACGTTAACTTTGTAGCGGCGCTCGCCGTTACCGTTGCAGAACATGGCATTCATGGAGTTAATGCGATCCTTCACCGGCGGGTTGGCAGCATTCACCACCACACTGAATCCGGCCTGCTTGAGCTGCGCGATATCCGTGGCGCTGGCATTGTTCGATTTGCGCGAATCACCGGAGGCGTCGGGGTAAATATAAATCTGACGCGAGGCGACGTAACGCCCGCCCTCATAGCGCCAGAACTCCTCCTGAATACGCTTTATCATCGCCGGGGTATCGTAGACCTTCACCAGCTCACGAACAGCCCGTGGCTCCCCG